TTCTGAAAATTGGATAATGATTTAATTAGGTTTTTCATTTTAGTCTTGATTTATTTCTACGAATTTTGATTTGTAAACTCTTTCCTCTTTGGCAATTTTTCTCCAAAGGTCATCGATATCTTCATACGAAAAGGTATAAAAATAATACCCAGCATCATCCTTAAATTTAACTTTAATAGTTTGCATGGCCTGTGATTATTGGGATGATGTGACAATAAAGAATGTAACTAAAAATAAAGATTGCAATGCTACCAAATAATCCTTCAGGATCTTCTTGGTAAAATTCTTTAAAAAATTTAATGATTTTTTTCATTTGATTGTTAGTTTAAAAGTTGCCGAAGAATCCGCTCCGGCTCGGGTTTTATTTAAACTATAGTAAAAATAAATTCTTCAATTCTAATTTGCATTTTAAAATTTCTTAATTCTAAATTAAGTTTGTGAATAAATGTTTTTGTCATTGACCTACTATTTAATCTATGATAAGCTAAATCGGGATATTCAATATAATTTACACTTATCCTTTTAGATTTATCTAATTCATATTTATTATCTATTGGAAAATCACAATCTTCAATTTTAGTTTTTAAAGTCATAATAACTTCATTCGATATTTTTAAATGAGAATTTAATTGCTCTTTAAAATCTCTAATCATTCCACAAACATCAGGTATCCATACACCATCTAATATATAAGATTGCATTGCTACCGTAATTTTTCCTTTTAATTTAAAGTCAGTTGTCATTTTTTTATTGGTTTAAGTTTATTATTTGTTTTTGTTGTACAAATATAAAACTAATATTTTAAATAAAAAAACTTTATATAAAATTATTTAATTATTTATTGATCATAAAAAATCCCTACCAATAAAATCAGTAGGGAAATTATAATTAACCCTTAAACCATTTAACTATGAAAGTACAAACTTAAACAATTTTTCCGTCTTTTATTTGAATATTTTTAACTTTAGTTTTTCCATTATCTATTTCAACAATTGCAAATCCATGATTGTGCATTGAGAATGGCATATACTTTGGACTTAATAATGTTAAGCATCCTATTGAATAAGTATTAATAAATTCTTTAAAGCCTGTTTTCTTTTGCGTATTGCTAGTCCTATGAACGTGACCAATTAAAGTATTACAAATAGTCTTGTTAAATAAATTTTGACTTGGATTAACTCCACCGCCACCATATAACTCATGTCCATGCAATACTAATAGATCTCCCATCTCCATACCTCGCCATTCATCTATTACTATAATACTTAACTTATCTAACCTGAAGAATATATCAAACTGAAGATCATGTAATTGAGCAAATTCTTCTGCATCGTTATTTAATGCTCTTGCGTATCTATTCTCATGGTTTCCTAATTTGTAATAAATAGGAATGTCCCTAAATATATCTCTTAATCTTTGCAGAAATTCCCTATTCATTTCTACTTCTCTTTTAAAATCCCTTTTGTCGGGATCTTTTTCATGTCTGCTTATTGCATAAAAATCAAAAATATCGCCTAAGAGATAAAGACAATCAATCTTCTGGTCCTTTAAATGTTTAATTGCACAAGTAAGTGCTGCTAAATCATGGTATGGAAAATGTATATCAGACATAATACCAATCTTTTTTAAATGACTTGGTAATTTAGCCGATGTATATTCTTCTCCTAAACTCGCTTCTATTCCAAAATTGTCTAAAGTTTCAAGATTATAATTAACAACTACTGGCGGAATAATTTTATTTGCTTCTTGACTTGATCTATCCTTTGAAGATATATTATTTTGAATCATAAATTTTCTTAATGAATCAGGTCTTTGAAACCCATACATTTCATAAAAAGAATTATAAAAATCGATTTTAGATAAATTGATTGAAAAAAAATGTTCACGAATTTTAGTGATTTTATTTTCCTTGTTCATATTCTGTCATTAACACATCGACCAAAAAATCTATGTTATTTAATATCTTCATTCGTAATGCAAAGCCAGCATCATCAACATATTGTATGTTTTCCATGACATCCATCATTGTATCAAGAAGATCATTTGCCTTGCTTCTTTTGTATTCAACCTCAATAATAGTTTCATTTTCCATTAATAGATAAATTTAAAGTAGACCCAAACCATAATCAAAACACCTTGTACTATTATTGTAATTATTGCCCACATTGGAATAACTTCCCTAACTATTCTCTCAAAGGTCAAATGTTGATTATCTTTAAGTCTTGATTGATATTGTTTTTCGTAAACATTCTTGATTGAATCAATATCTATTGTGGCTTTAATATTGCCATTGTAAGACCTTATAATTATGCGACCTTGTGGAATGGATATCTTACTATAAAATCGTGTCAGAATACCCGAAGAATCGCACGGATTTTCAATAATTAAAGTGTCTTTGACTGAATCATAAATACGAATTATCTTTTCCGTTCTAAAAGTATCTATTTTTATGATCGTTTTTTGCGTTTCTACCTTGCTTGTTTTACAAGATATAATACCAAAAAATAGAAATAAGAATGCTAATTTGTTCATGAGAAATAAAGTTTGGATTCTGCTTGTCTGCGTAATGTTAAGCCTTTGACCTCAACCCCTTTGACTTTATTCCAAATCAAAAATTGGCTTTCTATTAATTTGTCATTGGGATCGGCATTAACTTTCTTAAGTAAGGTGCTTTTTTTTAATGCACCTGTGCCTACGTTATAGGCAAAAGAAACTAAAGCATCAAATTGATTTTGATTGATGTCATCTCTTGTAAATGAGTCAACAGATGCTTCATAATGTTTTAGGACATTTAAGAATATTTCTGTTGCCCTTGCTTGGCTAATCTCTGGGTCTGTTAATCTTACCTTTGTGCCATCTTCATAGTATGTGCATCCTATTGAAATCGTGGCAATGCCAGCAGGACATAAATAAGGTTTTAATTTAATGCCCTCATATTTTTTTAATAATTCGAGTCCTTTTTGGCTTATCTTCATCAAGTTTGCTTCTTAACTCTATGTTTTCAGTTCGTAAATTATGAATTTCGGTAGTCAAGGTTTCAACCTTAATTTTTAGATCGGCAACTTCTTGCTTCATGTCGTTTGCCATCTCTCGCCAAATTTTAATGGCCTCTTGGACATTAGTAATCTCACCTGCTTCAACTTCAACTTGTGCTTTTTTTCTACCAAATAGCCATGTAATTGCAGATGCAAAAAATGCAGTTAATGTAGGCAAGATTACTTCATTCCAATGATCCATTATTTCTTTAATGCGTTTAAGATTTGTGCTTTAGCAATGATAGGAAAATCATTATCCTTAATAAATGAACTAAAAATTTCAAAATCAGAAGAATCTAAATTTAATGACTCTCCTTTATTTAATGACAATGCCCATTCCCAAAATTTTAATGGATCACCTTTTGCTTGTTGAATTAATGCGTTTGCAACCACTTTACCTGCGTTTGAATTTTGAATGGCATTACCATCTAAATCCAATAAATCAAAATTTAATTCAATCTTCATTTTTTTGTTGTTTAGTTAAAAATTATGTAAATATACTATAATTCAGTAAATTGTGTTGTAGGTGCTACATAATCACCAACAACAACAAGGTTTAAAGACTTTGCAATATAATCCCAAGCATCATTATCAATTATCCAATCTTCGTAATCTTCTCCTGTCATTGATAAATTACCTTGTGTTAATGTTGCTCCTATTGAACCATCTTCATTTTGAGCAGATAATCCGTAGTAAAAAGTTGCTGATTCATTTAGAATCAAGTTGACTACATAAGCATTTAGAATTGTTGCTTTCTTTTGATAACCATTGTACCAGATTGATATTTCGTTAATTAGTTTCATAAGTTTTACTTGTTAAGCGGTGTAAGCCGCATGTGAACATATTATTTGTTTCTATTTATTTAAAAAATTTTATACCCAAGTTGTTATTGCTGCTCGCTTCCAAGTATTTGTAGCTGTGCAAACATAAATAAATGAATCATCTATTCTTATTTGTCCAAGAGTTCCTGTAGCAGTTGCAGAAGCTGGTGCTGTGTTAAGCGCAGATAAATTATACGATGTAGCAGTAACACTACTTGAAAATGTGGCGGCTCCTGTGACATTTAATGTAGAACTAAAATCCCCCGCCGATGCTAATAAATCACCTCTTGTTCCGCCTGTTTCTGAAGAACCATTTACTGCGATTCTTAGTCCGCCAGTATAGCCTTGCAAAACTACTCCTGCACTTGTTGTATCTGAAAATATTTTACATACACCTTTTAAAGTAGCACCTCCCACAAACGTAGATAAAACTGAAGCAATTATTTCACTACCTGAA